TCTTACAGCAGTTTGAACTCTTTTAATATTATATTTTCTTGCAACCTTGGCAAAATCTTTTTTAATTGCTTTTGCAACTGACAATGGGTGATCCCATACGTCTTTTGTTGCAATTACCCAACCCTCTGCTACTTGACCCCAAATCATTTTCATACCAGCAGCAAAGATTGGTTTCTTACCAACAAGTCCTGTGAAAGAAAGGTGGTCTTCTACCAAGTTCATTGCGTCTCCTTCAAGTCTAGCATCCTTATCCATAAGTGCGTGGTTCATTTGGCATGATAGTATAAATCTACCATGTTCAGCAGTATAGGGTACTATATGTAGTATATTATCCATCATTAGTAGTCAACCTAGGGTATAGCGATAAAATTGTAAAAGGTAAAGGTTGAGTTTGTCTAACAAAGATAAAACCATCTGTTTCATAGTTTCCTCTGAACTCTACCTCTTTATCTCCTGTAAATGGCGGTATACCTTCATCCATTAAATCAGCAGAACTCCTAAATGGTATTCTTTCCATATCATTTAAGTTTGGTCCAACCTCAACACCAATAGTTTCAAACATTCTAACTGTAATATCATATATTCTTTTTGTCTTACCTTGTGATGTTCCATTCTGTGAACCAGCATTTAATCTCATAGTTTGTAGTAAAGATGTATAAG